CTGGTGCAGCGAACACGGGTGATGCAGGTGTGGGTGGTGGTGCATCCAACCCATTCGCAGGTGGTAATGGTGGCATCGGTGTTGCCTACATGAAAATCTTGACAGCAGAAGTTTCCAGAATAAGCAGCACAACAGGTTCACCAACAACATCAACCAGTGGTGCTTACACGATTTACAAGTGGACTACATCGGGAAGCGTGGTGATGGTCTGATGGCTGATTTTGCACAACTAGACGAAGCGAATGTTGTTCTGAACATTGTTGTTGCCGATTCGGATTGGATCGGTTTGACGGTTGGCAGTTGGGCTGAATATGACAATGCAGTTAATCCTGCGTGGATTGGTTCAACATATAACCCTGAAACAAATATGTTTGAATGGTTTGATGAGATCACACAAACTTGGATAGTTATATACCCACCAAATAACCCTGAATGATTAGTGGCATCAGATTGCCCTGATTGCCCACTGTAAGCCTTCCTAACAAACGCAAACCCTCAACCCGTACAAACACCACACCTGTTCACACAAAACGATATTTTGCTATCATCTATCGAATAGCAGCAACAGTTTGAAAGGCAATCCGAAATGGCAAAAATCAAAGAGTTCATTCACGGAAACCCTGTGCGTGTCGCAGCCTTCGTTTCATCTGCTATTGCCCTGATCATTTCTGTTGTTGTGCCTGATGTGCCAACAGAACCTGCGATTGCTTTCGTGTTATCGGCTATGGGTTTGGGTGAGTTTGCGCAGCGTGCAGAGAACAAGAAAACCGTTGAAGCCCTGTTCACTGATGTTCCAGACGAGGAATAGTTTTTAAATGAAACGCCCGTACACAGGCAACAAAGATGGGGCTGCTGCAGGTGAGCATCCACAACTAACTGCACTCATCAAAGAGATCGTGAAGGCTTATTCGCCTGCGCTTTGGAATAACGGTGCGTGGGGTGTACGAAATATGCGCAACAAATCCTCACTCAGTGTTCACGCCACAGGCAGGGCTGTAGATATCTCATGGCGAAACATGGGTGATGGTAAGCGTGGTGTTGCTAAAGGTGGGCGCAAATACGCTATGAGCGCAATGGATTATCTGGTGCAGCACGCTGACGCATTAGGCGTAGAACTGATCATTGACTATTTCCCAACCCCATACGGCAGAGCAGCCAAATGTGATCGTGACATGGCATGGCAGAAATATACGAAACCAACCGTTTCAGGCGCACCATCGGGAGACTGGTTTCATTTAGAGGTTGATGGAAAGAAATCATCTGAACAGATCAAGGCTGTATTTGTGGCAAACCCACCAGCGCAAGTGGTTGTTGGTGCATAAATGGATATGGGGATCGCTGCCGTTATCGTTGCCTGTATCACAACGCTTGGTGGCATTGTTGCTGCTTTCATGCAATCATTTAAGAAGGAGAGCAAGGAAGCCAGACGGGAAAACCGTGAGGATCATGCTGTTGTGCAGATGCAACTCAAAATGATCTATAAGGGTTTGAACAAGGTGGATGACAAATTAGACCGACATATTCGAGATCACAGAGAAGGTGACTATGGGAAAACTGTTGAAGCAGATCGAGGCAACACCAGTCAATAGTGGTGGGTTTCAATCAACTGTTGATAAAGCAATCGAGACAATGAGTAAGGAGGATGCTGAGGATTTGGTGTGCGCTTTGCGTAACCCAACAATTTCGGCATCAGTTATTTCACAGGTGTTGAAAGATAACGGGCTTGATATCAACCGTAACGCAATCCTGCGTTGGCGAAACAGGGAAGGTGTCTGATGAGTTTAGGCGATCAAATCAATGAGGCTGCTTCTGGTGCAGATAAAGCGTGGGCAGAAATAACCCCTGATGGTGGTGAACTTTCCACAGGTGTAATCAATAAGCCTTTAGTGTTGCAAACAGATTGGGCTTCCGTGCTTATCGGTTTCGGTTTAGACCCTGCCGTGTTTGAGGTTGCAGATGACACCGTGCGAATGTCTAAATGGCAATCATCAAAACGGCTGGAAAACGGTGATCGAGATTTGATCTGGTTGTATTCATACAAGGCAAGGTTCAAACGCCGAACAGCAAGCATCACAGATTTGGATGTTGATGAGTTGCGCAGCCGTGTTGCCAAATGGAAACCAACAACCCGATCTGCTGTCAAACCTTCCAGTGGTGTGCCATGTACTTTTGTTTTCAATTGGGCTGATCTGCAACTTGGTAAATCTGCTGGTGGTGGTGTCGCTGCAACAGTTGAACGCATGACTGCTTCCATTGATGCAGGTGTGAAACGGATTAAGGAACTGCAGCGTGCAGGGCACAACATTGAAGGTGTTGCCTTTACGAACATGGGTGATCCGTTTGAGGGTTGTGACGGGAACTATGCAAGCCAACTATTCACAGTGGAACTAACACAGCGTGAGCAGTTGTTGTTGGGTATTGATTTGTTTGCGAAAGCAATCACCACGCTCGCACCATTAACGCCACGCCTTGATGTGTTGGGTGTGCTTTGCAATCATGGTGAATGGATGCGCAGAGGTGGCAAGCAGGTAACTTCTGATTCAGATAACAGTGGAGGTTTCCTGCTCGATGCGTTGTATCGGATTCTGGATGGAAATGTTGCGAACCTTGAGTGGACTATCCCACATGATGAGATGGTCACAACCAAAGTGTTATCTGGTGTGAAGGTGGCGTTCGCTCACGGTCACAAGATTTCAGGAAAAAAGGTGGACTGGTTCAATGCGCAATCCATAAAGATTTTGCGTGAACAGGGGCGTGAACCTGATCTGTGGGTTACAGCACATTTCCACCACCTAGAAATCATTGATCACGGCGCATACACTTCTTTGCAATGCCCATCTTTGGATGGTGGCAGCAAATGGTTCGCAGATAGTAAGGGTGTGTGGAGTACTGCAGGTGTTTTAACATTCCTTGTGGGAAGGCATGATGTTCGCAACTTTTCAGATTTGGCTGTGTTGTGATGGCAACCTTCGTTGAGATCGTTTGGCATGATGCGCACGCCGACACAAACACATGGATTGAAAAAGATGAGATTGATGCCAACCCGTGTGTGGTTATTTCGTGTGGGATTTTGTTACCTGACGTGAAGGCGAACCATATTGTTTTGTCTCAGTCGTTGAATAGTTATGAACAGTTTGATTGTGTGCTTTCTGTGCCTGTTGAAATGGTGCAGTCAATGCGTGTGTTGGGCAGTGGACTGGATGCGATAGAGCATCTAGGGTGATCGTGTCTGTGATGTTCTCCTTCTCCGTCACAGGCTTGGTTGAGTAGCCCTGCCCCCTAGTACGGGGTGGGGCTGTTCCCAAACCCTATGCCAGCAAGGGTTTTAATGATTTGCTTTGGGGGTGTCTGGTAGGGCATACTTGATCTATGGGGAAGCACCCCTGCTCAAGAGGAGGGCGTTATGGCAAAGTCAGTTACTTGCAAGAGGTGTGGTCGCAACGATCTGCAGTGGAAGCAATCCAAAGCAGGCAAGTGGTATCTCACCTATGACGAAGGTGCAGCAATCATTGGTGAAGGTGGTCGGCACATCAAGACCATTCATCCAGCGCATGAGTGTTTGGTGCGTGATGGTGAATTGACAGAGAAGCGTTGCGATCTGATTCTGCGTGGAACTATTACCACGACTGATGATGAGATTGCAGAGGCACAAGCAATGGAGAACGCAGCAATGGATGCGTTTGAGGCAAAGCACGGTTACCGACCTTTGACTTGGGCTTGGTAGGAGGCACTAATGGCTACGCACGAGGAAAAAGCATATTTGCACTGTCGGCTCAATCAGATTATGGAATTGCTGGTTGAGGTTGTGCAGGAAATCAGCAAATGGGAAACGGAAACACCACAAGAACTAGAGGGGGAGTGATGCCAAAAGATGAGCAGCGTTGGCTTTGCGTTGAGTGTGGCAATCGGATCACAACATTCGTAAGGGTTAGTGAGCCACCAGTTTGCAGCCGACATTTGAAGCCTGTGCGTATGACAGAAACATACAAGGTGAAATGGGGCAGGCAGAAATAACTGTGTTACACCCTTGAATTAGAACTAGATCAAACAACAAACAGAGGAGAGAGAAATGCAAGTAATACCGAAACAGAAACACGGCAGCAAAGATTGGTTGCTGGCACGCTGGAAAGATGAGCAGGGGCGTTGCGTCTTTGGTGCGTCAGATGTTCCAGTGTTGATGGGTGCAAGCCCATACAAAACCAGAGGCGAATTGTTTGCTGACAAAGTGAATGAACCAGTCGAGCAAGAGGAAACAGCCGTGTTCAGGCGTGGAAACTTGCTGGAGAAACCGTTGCTTGAGGAAGCGTCACGGGTTCTTGGTGCAAACATTTTCACGCCAGAAGTGATCTACCGTGATGGGCGTTTGTCAATCAGCCTTGACGGTGTGGACAATGAAAAGAATCCAACGGTTGTGGTTGAGGCTAAGACTTCAACTAGGTACAGCATCTATACGGCAGATGATTTGCCTGATGAATGGTGTTGGCAGGGTTGGGCGCAAATGGCTGTGCTGCAAGTGCCTGTGTGGTTTGTGGTGTTGGATCGTGACCAGCGCATATCTGTTGTGCAGTTACCTGACAATCCGAAAGCGATTGATTCGATCAGGCTTGAAACATCGGTGTTCGGTGGTTGGGTTGATGGTGATCCACTAGATGAGGACATAAACAATTTCAGTGCCACCGATATCGCACGCATTTGGAAGGTAGAACCAACCAGTGTTGAGTTGCCTGCTAGTGCAGTGGATTGGGCGTTGCAACTTGAGGAAGCCCGTGCAATGGCAAAGCAGGCTGCTGATCTGGAAACCAAAGCGAAGGATGCGTTAGCGCAGTTGATGTTGGGTAATGAGATTGGCACGGTTAATGGTGTGCAGTTGGTGACTTGGAAACAGCAGGCTGGCAAGGCTTCGCTGGACACCAAACAACTTCGTGCAGATCACCCAGAGTTAGTTAGTCAATATGAGAAACAGGGCGCACCATTTCGTGTGATGCGTGTATCAAAAACAAAGAAAGAAGGAAAGTAACCATGAGTGAGGAACTAAATACACAACTGCTTCGTGCAGTACTGGATCAATATGCCGTGCCTGATCCAAAGATTGTGGGAACTATCCCACGCAACGGAATCTCATTGTCGTATGTCTCGCACGCTGATGTGTGTCGCATTCTCATTGAAGTTGACCCGTTGTGGTCGTGGCAGCCTATTGAGTGGGTGAATGGCAGACCAGCAATCAATGTTGAGAACGGCACAGCAACAATGTGGGGAACACTCACACTGCTAGGCAAGTCAATGATTGGTGTTGGATCAGTCCGTGCTGACAAACAGGATTATGAAAAAGAATTGGTTGGAGATTTCCTACGCAATGCCAGTATGCGTTTCGGAATTGCGATCAGTTTGTGGTCGAAGCAAGACTGGTCAGATAACACCACGATCACCAGCCTCCCTGCAGTACAGGCGAAACGGGCTGAGGAAGCGAAACCTTATGTGGGGAATCATCCTGCGAAGGGTGTGCCTTCACCAAAGGTTGTGCGTGAGTTTGTGCAAGACAATGAACCAACCCCTGATGAGGTTGCAGAGATCGCTGCACAGTTCAACGCCACAATTGTTGAAAACATCACACCGATAAACAAACCTGTTGCCTCATCTGGTGGCAAGGCAAGTGAAAAGCAGAAGGGTTTGATTAGCAAACTTGCGAAAGAAAAGGTTGATGGTGATTGTGTGCCAGTCATGCAACAACTGTTCAAGAAGTCTGCTGTTGGTGATTTGACTAGCAAAGAGGCATCAGGGCTTATCAAACATTTGATGGAGTTGCGCTGATGAGTGAACCGTTTGCTGAAATGGATTCGTTACGAAGCAAGATGATCACGGTGCTAGTTGATTTGGCTGATGCAGCCCGTCTGGTTATCAGGTCTGACGGTACGGATCGTTTGTCTATCGAGCAACTGCGAACAGCCCTATACGCATACAATCTTTGGATTGGTGAGAATGAGGCGTGATCATTGGCGAGAGGATGCGATTTGTGTGGGGCAACCATTAGAGGTGTTTTTCGCTTCGCAAACGCTCGCTGAGGATCGTTGGGATGCTGCGAAAGCGATCTGTAAACGATGCCCTGTGAAACATGAGTGTTTGCAACTGGTGATCAATCTGCCAGAGGATGATGATCGTTGGGGTGTGTTCGGTGGTTTGTCACCTGCAGATCGCCGTGTGAAGCGTGGTCAGATGAGAGGAAGGAAATGATGCGTTGTAAGTGTGTTTGGAAACGAATATTGAACATAACGATTTGTGATGAAGGGGATGATGATGAGTAGGAAATATGAGGTGCGTACTTTCCCTGCAAAGGAACTGGTGCGCAAGTTTGACCAGAACGCCAGTGTAATTACGATTGCTGCAGCGTTAGACACCAAGCGTTCAACTGTGTATAAATGGTTTCAGAATGACACCATGATCACGCAGTGGGCTGCAGATCGTTATGCAGTGAAGTTGGGTTTGCATCCGTCTGAGGTGTGGGTTGACTGGTTCGCATTGGAGGCTGTGTGATGGGTGTGATACTTGTTGGTGCGTTCATGGCATGGCTGTCAGGGTTTCTGAGTGCATATGCGCTTGGTGTTTTCTTGGAATGGAATGATCGTGACTGATGATCGCAAGGGTGAATGTCAAGGTAATCAGGACAAATGCAATCTGGATGGTTGCCCTAAATTCGGTACTTTGGGTGTTGCAGGGCGTGACGGGAAACGCCGTATAAAGGGCTGTAGTGATCCTGCTGCACGGGGTAAGCGTTCTAGGCGTAAGGGTTTGACTAAGCAGCGCACAGCCCGTAAGAGGCTTGGTGTTGCACCTTCACACAAGTTTGGTGACGGTAACGAGGAACGCTGGAATGATGCTCTGTTCGCTAATGAGGTGAAAGCAGGGAAACAGATTCAGGCTGCTGTGAACGCTTGGATACGCATTGAGACACAGGTGAAGTCGAATGAGGCTGACTTTGGCTCTAGGCGTAAGCCTGCGAGGGCTGTGCTGATGCCTGATGAGTGGGGCAATGAGGGTTTGGTGATGATGCGTCTTAGTGCGTGGGAGGAAATCGTTGCACCAGCAATGCAAGCGTTCTATGAGGCTTCTGATGAGAGTTGAGTTTCTGCCACATGAAGTTGATGAGGTGCTGTATTGGGCGCAAGAAATTGAGGATGTGAAACGCACCAACAATGTGCGCAACAAGAAGTTTGATGTGAACAATACAGATGTTGGGGTTCATGCAATCGGTATGTTGGGTGAGTTGGCTGCAGGGCGTGTACTTGGTGCGCAACCTGATTGGGCTATTTATTTGGCTGGTGATGATGGTAACGATATGACTGCGTGGGGTTTAACTTGGCAGATCAAAACCAGCAGTATGCGCAAGTTGATATTCAACCATGAATCCGATTTCATTACTGATGCAGCCGTGTTGGTTCACCATATAGCACCAAAGCAGAGGGTTTTTGAGCAACCTGTGTTTGATGTGGTGGGTGGGATTAGTCGCACAAGGTTCATGGCGTTGTGTTTCGAGCATGATTTTGGGTATGGTGTGCGTCTAGTTGTTGATGGTGATGATTTGACAAGTATGGAAACTATTAAGAAAGCGAGAGGGGAAGTATGACACCAGCACAGATTGAGGGGATGGTGGACAGGATTTGTGGTCTGTTCCCAACAACACAGATCGGGCGTAACACAGTTAAGAACGCATGGGTCACAGACCAGTTCTTGTTGGATGCTGATGTTGATGCTGCCAGAAAGGTGACGGACTGGATCAAAATCAATAGCGAGAAGTTTCCTCACTCTTTGCGTGAACTGCACAACATTTTTCACAAGGTTTCTGGATCGCACCAAATTAAGAGCGATGTTGTGTGCAAACTTTGTGACGGGTTGCTGTGGGATGACGGGATCAGTTATTCAGATGACGGCAGAC